TACCAGGTAATCCCTTTTTTCCACCATTTTTAGGACTGTAGCTCCCTTTTCCGTATGGCATATTTATCCTCCTAGTTGTTGTAATATCTGTTGGGGTGATGGTGCAGAAATAGGCCCACCTTCTGGTGGTGGTCCTGCCATCTCTGGTCCTGGCGCCATCATACCCTCAGCAGGTATTTCTGGTTCGGGTGACGGTATTGGATTGTCAGATAGCCATTCCCAAGGGTCTACGCCACTTTCAATCGCTTGTCGCCACTGTATAAGATGATTGGTCACAGGAGTTGGTTGTCCTGAGCCAGTCATTTCAAAAATAATTGTTTCTAATCTATCGACCATAATTTTTCTACGAGTATCTGATACTGATTTTATCCAAGGCATATTTTCCATAACTGTTTGTTCATCAACTAAACCTTGAGCGGCTAACTGCATAAGTTCGACAAAGCCTTCTGCTCCACCTACGCCTACACCGAAATCTATAGATACACTATGTTGGCCATTAATTGTTTTATTTGGTGTGTATGTGCTTTCAAAAGTTTCACCTTTTGTTCTACCAGTCATTGGCTTAGTCAATCCACCATATAGTTTCTCATCAAGTATTAAGGCACTTGATTTTAGATACTCTAAGTCTGGTTTCATTTTTTGCCAATACTCTTGCACAGTTGAGGACACATCTCTATTTAATTCTTGTAATCCTCTACCTGTTGCAACTGATGAAGGGCTTTCACCTCTCATTGGTTCTGTATCATGGTTCATGACACGAATTAATTGGTCTAACATTTCTATATCTCTCTCTGCCTGTAATTCTGCAGGTGGAGATAAAAACTCAGCCGCACCATCTCTATCCATAATTTCTATTACACGATTAGATTGGTCAACATTTGCAAGACCTCTCATTACTAACCATGGCCATACTAGGTTTTCGTTATATGTCAATTTCTGGTTTAAAACTTTCATGAACGACAACACCAAACCAATATTCTGCTCAAACATAGATTGACCACCTAATTGGTCTGGTACAGTCATCGTTGTATACCTCATAGGCACAAATCCTAAGTCGTGTTCTACTTCATACAATTTTCTATCCTCAAAAACTACTGTCCAATGTTCTTTATCAAAATAGGTTATTAATTTAAATGGTGATGATAAAGGATCCCCGTCTCCAGCAATATCTTTAATCATATCTACTTTGTCTGGAAACATACCTCGTACCATCGAGAGGTTTACACTTTCGTTTATGATGACTGCCTCCATACTTTGTGCTTGAACAATTGGAGTAGCCATAGTTGAATAAGCAGTTGAAGTGTATGAGCCAGAGCCTGCACCTGGAAATGGTAATACTGTTCTTGGGTCTTTGACTACATATCTTGGACCTTTAGAAACTGGGTCAGGCATAACTCCGATACAACTTGCACCGAGACCTACTAAGAACCAAGCATAAGAATACATGACTTGAGCCATGTTTGATACTTGGTCATAGTGAGCTAAAACTTTTTCTACTTCGTCCGCATTTCTTTGTTGCTTACGAGATAAGTTGGCAGGGGTGACATGATGAGTTGGAATTTTACCAATCATACGAGAATATCTATCCCAAGCTAATTTTATCCAGTTTGCTACGACAGGTTGTTCGCCTCGCCTAAATGCCTCTGGATAAACTTTTTGATAATTGCCGTGGTAAACATCTATGAGGTTATCAAATCTTTTTTGTGATTGACCCCAATAGGTTTCACCATGTTGTTTCATTTCTAATATTTCATCAACGGTCTTTTTCAACTTAACACTCTTCCTTTTACAAGCACAGTTATAGCGGCCGTGCTACTACTTACTATACCATATAATCTATCGGTTGTCTTGCCAGTAAGGGATTTTGAGTCCTCATAACTAACTTCAAAGTTTTCATTTGTGGCTAATTGATAACCTGCAGTTGCTCCAGAAGTGGTGACATCTGAGCCACCTATAAAAATGGTACTACCAGATTTATTCTGAATAACAAAATTTGGAAACTCAGTACCAACTAACGCAGTTGCAGAAGTGGTGACTGTAGTAGTTTTATGCTTACTCGCCACGACCTGTCCTTAAATTATCTGGCATAGTGTCTCCGTATGGGTGTTCTAAAACTTTTAATATATTCTTACCAACTTTTAAAGATGATGGTAGCGAATATCTATTGAAATGCAAGAACCAATGTCCCATAACCATATCTGTGGTCAATCCATCTGGATACTCCATCAATTCTGTTTTAAATTCATTTACCACAACTCTTGTCTTTAAATCTAAATCTGAGTAAGGAAGGTTAACTAAACCCTGCTTATATCGGGGACTAAGTGTTTCAACACCAAACTCAGGATCCGTTTTATTTCTTGAAGTTTCGTGACCCTTAATCAAAGTTTTGTGTCTAGCCATCCACTCTTTTATGAACCTATATTGGAGCAAGTATCTCTGTGCGCCGTTCTGTTCTACTACCCACAATGATATTGGCCATCCCATTTCTAAACTTCTTTTTTGCCAATCTTCCATAATACCACTATAAGTTGCAGTCTGTTTATTCCACTCTAAGAAATTACCAGCGGATAATCGAATACGAAGTAGGTCAATCAAATAATCTTTATCCTCTCTTTCGTTATAAATCCACCACTGAATTGACCACCAATTATTTGCAGACGGGTCAACGGTGACTATCGAATAACAATCCTCTTTTGTTAAATCTGGTATCTCATTTAATTTTCGGTTATAATCAAAACAACCTGGAAGTAATAAACCATCTTTGTCCATACCACCTGTGAGCCACACTTCTTGCACAAGTGAGGATACTGTTTCATCATCTAACTGTTGGTATGTCAAAGCGAACTTACGAGGATCCGAGGCTTGAACTTTTTGGATATGTCTAAATGTAAATCTCTGTGGGTCAAGAACACAATGAACATGGTCCTCGTTTTTTAATGAGTTTGGATTTTTACATTTCTCCTCATCATGAGCAGGAAACCTGGCGTATCTATAGATGGGTTGGCTTTTTCTTTCTGACACTTCATAATCATCACCATATTTTTTGGCCATCATTTTCATCGCCTCATCTTTGGCCGCTTGTATTTGTTCTGGTGTCATGTTGGCTGAAACATTTTGCATAATCATTTCATCTAAGTCATCATCTGTTGAATACACCAATTCTTTACAATGTCGGTATAAATCATACTTACCAAATCTTGTACCAATCAATGCTACAATTCCACCTGGCTCACAACGGGATTCTGCCTCAGCGTGCCACCATTCTGTTAAACTTTCTCTTTGGTCAGCCGTTCTCGAATTAGACCTATCGCACAAGTCGTCCCATAGGTTAACTTCAAAACGGCCACCTAGAAAACCCATGTCCTGAGATAAAGCAGAACAAGTTGGCTCTTTTTCACCGGTTACGAATACACTTTCCAACTGTTTTAATATATCGTGTATATCATCTGTTGGATCCTCTAATCTTTTTATGACTTCAGGACTGTCGGGGTCAAATCCAGCCATTGCTAATTTATAATGCAAACTGGCTTGGTGACCTTCTACACCATCTACAACAAATGCGTCCTTACGCCATAGTTCTGGTTCATGTGGCTTAAATCTACCAAACTCCATATTTAACAAAACATTTTTCTCTAGTGTGGTTCTTGCTCGCCTTACATACTTTTCACTCTGACCTGTAGTTCTTGAACCAAGGCCAATACGAACATTACGATTTCTACATATCAGCCATATCACAAAGTCGTGAGTAATTGTTGTGGTCTTACCTCCACCTGGTGGTGTATTAATCATGCCTTTGATAACTTCAGGAACATCGGCCTCTTTTGAGTCCTGACCTTCTTTTATCCACTTCATCAAAATATCACACATCTCTACTTGCCAGGGAATGTGGCGTCTATTGAAATACCTCTGTCTAAAATAGGCGAAATCATCATAAGCCCTTTTTGCGGCGTCATTTAAATTTTCATATTTTTTCGGGTCTGGATATTCGCTATCAGTGGTAATCTCACCACTACTCATCATCTCAGCCACTTCATCAGTAGTGGCAGTTTTATTCGGTGTCGTGGCTTTCATGTTGTCCATTAATCTTTTGACCAATGAACGGCCCATGCCCATTAATTCACCTGCTTGGTATGGGTTCATACCTTGTCTAACCTTTTGATAAAAGAACTCCTTTACCTCAGGTTCATTGTCTATATGCTTACCACTCTCATGTTGTGGGTATTTATTCTTTACTTTCTTAGCCATATATGTTATATTTATTTTAGTGAGATTGTAGTTTCAGAATAATCACCTCGCAGTCATTATCATCTACAAGCCTACTATACTAGCAATAGCATAGTAGGCACTCACTTTTTTTACAACCCAAAATCCAGGATATTCCCCGAGGCTGATACAGTTGCCGCTACATAAAAGAAATTTAAATGCTTAGTCAAAAACAAAGTCTAAGCACTAAATTTATACTAAAAAATAAAAATTTTTTTAAGAGTGTAATTCTGAATTGAGAAATTTTAATAATTTAGTATTTGCTATTACTAAGGAAATGATATGATTAAGTAAGAAGTTTTTAAGAGATAGCAATTTTTAAAATCTTAAGAACTCATTTACTA